ACTTGGTGATCACGTTGTTGTTGCCAGCAGAACCGCCAACGGTCACACGGTTAACGCTAATTGTGGCAGCCACAATGTCAACGTTAGTCGCAGTAAACTCGTCAATAATCGTCGTGACGTTCTGCGCCGTGTACTGAGTCGTCTGCGCCGCCTCGGCAATCTTGGCAGGAATTAGAACTTTTACATAGACAGCCATGTTAGTCCTTAGTTAGTTTGGAACGTGATGCTGTTAAGTCCCACAGTATTGCCAGCAGGCAACATGGAGACATTACCAGACGTGTCGATTGTCACGATAGAAAGCGTGGCCACACTGCTGACCTCGCCATAGACGGGGAAAATCATTACAGACGCTGGGCGATAGCCAGACGGCAGTGTAAAGATTGTGGCTGACGAGTTGCTTGCTCGAATAGCGCCACCTTGCAAACGAACCACGCTAAATGCGTCTTTGTAGTAACTGCACAAGGGTGAGGGAAAACCCGCATCGCTCCAACTGTTTTGGAAAGTAACCGAGTTCCAGCCTGGGAACGCAGTCGACGCCTTGCCGTTGAACGTGTTCCAATCGGTTGAGGTCAAGTAACCGTTAACCGAGCCAGAGGCTGCTGCCATTGAAATGGCTGGTGTTGTACCGCCAGATGACACAACAGGAGCCGTGCCAGTCACAGCCGTAACAAAACCACCACCACCGCCAGTCAACTGAATTTCATTGGTGATCGTTGGCGTTTCAGTTGCAGATTGGAACATGCAGCCAGACCAAGCCACAGTGCTTACACCGCCCGCAGTTGCTGCCGTATTAATGTATTTACGGCCAGAATTTGGAACGTAAGTGTTAAAAGATTTAAATCCACAACCAGCCACGCTGACAAATTGTTTAATGCCAGCGTTAGATGTTTCAACATAAATGTTGTTTGTAACATAGTACGTTGAACTGATACGCGCAAACGAGCAACCGCTGATACTGGCTGCCGAGGGTTCTGCTGAATTGGCCAACCAAATGTCGGCAACGCCAACATTTTGCTCAAAATACACGCCGCTAAAGTTACCAGACACAGAACCTTGGACGCCTGAGTTGTTAAGCAACACGCCAAACTTTGACGCAGCAGAACCAGTCATACCGTTACTTTCAACACTGCCGCCAAACATGTTAAATGTTGTGCCGCCTGTGATGTAGACGCCTGCGTCGTTGTTGTTGCCGATAACGCAACCAACCAAAGTGATGGCGTTGGGGTAACTAAAGTTGTTGTACTCTGCGCGGAAACCAATATTGGCAAAGCGGAACACGCAGTTGTAAAACACGCTAGATAGCACGTCTGTAGCGTAAAACGCATAATTGCCATTTAAGCAGGATATGTCTTCAAGCGACAAGAAAGCTAAATTGTCGCCAACAATGCAACCGCCTAAAAAGTCTTCTTTAACAAAGAACAATCCGCGAATAACTTGATGGCTGTGAACGCCTCCACCAGTCGTGCCACCAGTAATTTCAAGCATATTGTAATTACCAGCCATACCGCGAATTCGGGCGCTAGAAGAACTGTCGCCGTACATGGACGCTTTAAAAGTGTCGGCTGTGTCACCGCTATTGTTAATTGTCAGCGTGTTGGTAATCTTGTAAATACCAGCAGGGAAGTAAACATCGCCACCAATGGTGTTGGCATAGTTAATTGCCGCTTGAATGCTGGTTGTGTCATCGTTGGAATCATTACCAACCGCACCAAAGTCTTTAACGCTAATCGTTTGACGCATCTTGGCTTGTGCAGTTGTGGCCACCGCGCCAGTGCCAGCTTGAATGAAACCAATCAGGCTAGAACCACTGCTTGCCGCCAAAGAAGCAGTTAAAGCATTGATGGCCGCAGTCAGGTCAGCCATGGTGGCAAAGCCTCCCACGTTATCTACTGTCCAGATTTCAACGTCGTTGCTGTCAGTCAGCTTCAGTTTGTAGTAACTAGACGACAACCAAACGCCTGCTTCACCCCGTGAGTTTAAAATCACAGGGTTGCTGTTAGCCGTTGTTGTGGTGTTACCAGTGTAGGTAGCCAAGGGCGTTGTCGTGCCCGCAGCGTAAGAGTACAGTTTCCCGCCTACTAGGGGATTACCATTAGCATCAAAAAACTGTAGTTTTGGTGCGGGTGAGAGCGTTGCTGTGGCCATTTGTTACCTCGGTACAAGAGTCATTTGTGGCGGCGTTTGGTACGTTACCCGCAGCCGGTCATAAGGTGAAAGTGTGAACATCCCATAGAAACTGCCGGTGCTGAAAAATGTAGCACCATTTCGTGAAAATTCCAATAGGGAAACGCCACCGCCACTGACAATTATATCTGCGGGGTAGCCAGTGTTGTTAATATAAGTGTAAGGCGACGGGCTAAGTACGATGACACTTGGCTGGGCTGAATAGTTTGTAAAAGACTGAGGCGGGATAGTGGGTGGCCCCACACCAATTTCGGTGCGCAGGGCATCAACTTGGGTTGTCGCATCAATTGGCGTTGGGCCAATCTGCAAGTCTTCTAGCGTAATGTCGCTTGTGCCATTACCCGTCAACTGAAACAAATTAAAGAAAAACCGATACCATTCCCGCGAAATCAATTGTGTGCGGGGGTCAATCAAATTAACCCGCGCTGACGGGATTTGCGTGATATTAGGCATTAGTCGGACTCATAATTAAGTCAGCACCCATAATGGCAATTTGAATAGGATCAGTGCCTGATAACTCATAAACACGATCTCTCAGCTTTAAAGTCATACCCAAACGTCGCCAAAAAATACGAGTTCCATAAGCGCCTACCGCACCACCTTGTGCCCAATGTTCGTTTGACCACGTATGGCCACCGTCATCTGACCAGCGCAACATGAACTGTGGCGGTGGGTTGACAGATATGGTTGTCTCGTCAATCAGGTTTTCATAGGACTCGGTGATTAGTCTAAAACCATCCTCAGTAATCAAGTAAACGCCTTCTGTGACAGGCGTAAGCAAAAAGCCTGCTTGAGCATCTAGTTGCAGACTATGTTGGGCGGTACGTTTAAGATTGTTTGTGCCTGTAGGCAACGCACGCCAAGACCGTAGCCAGCGTTGAATCTGGCCGTTATCAGCGTAAGTGTCTAGGTCAAGCGTGTAAATGTTGCCGTTTTGGTAGTCGCCAACAATGATGTTGCCACCAAAATTACACTGACAGTTGGATCGGTGGCGCGTAAAACTACCGTTGTCCCAGCCTGCGCGTTCGTGCCAAGCCTGAGTGGCCGCATCATAAACCCATGTCGCATTGGCGCTTGGGAATGTCAGAACGTAAAAGCCATGGCCATCTTGTTGGTAGGTATAAGCAATGGCGTCTGAGATGTTGCCGTACTGCTGAATCTGCCACTCAACGGCATGGGTTGACACGCGCTGACCGTTATATCCATTGGCCTTGTAGACAATGCCTTGGCCACGGGCATCAGTGCCAAGCCAAAACAAAGTGTTGTCCAACTTGGCCACTGAGAAAGCAGCTGCGCAACCTAATTCATTAAATGCGCCTTGAATGCGGGTTAAGGGAAAATCAGCAAGTCCAGCGTCGTACCAGACTTCAACTGAGTCAGAACCAAACAACCAAGCCTCGCGGTGATCGACATTGATGGCCACCAAGCCGTCTGGAGAGCCTTCAGCGCTTGCAAAGTCAAGAGCGTTGATGTCATACCCATCTAGAAGCGCCGTGACCCATACGCGCTGGCTATTGGGTTCGTTGAACACAAAGTAGCCATCTAAAAAACCAACAGTTACAGCGCCTGGAAAGTCAGGGTCTGTAATAGGGCCAAAGACGTTGGTGTCGATGTTGTAAATAAAACTAGGGCCATTGCAGGCAAAAAAGATTTGCGTGCCGTTGTCAGCGATAGAAACAGGGCCAGTGCCAGATACTGTGCCAATCAACGTCGGTGTGCCTGTGGTGCTGCTAAGTTTGTAGACCTGAACGCCAGAGACAACGTAAAAAACCGACGTGCTAATCTTGGCCACCCACAAACCGCGAATAGGGCCAGTGCCAATTGTTTGAAGAAAGTTTAGACCTGGGGCGCGGTTCAGAAAGCCTGGCTCTTTGCCACCTTCGGGAATAACCTCTGGGAACAAATTAACCATGCGGTTATCCGCAGCATTGACGCTTCGGGTAACGTAGCTAGAGCCAAGAATTGGCGTGCGCATCAGTAGTTACCGGCGTAGATGTTGAAGCGCTGGCGGTTTGCCACCAATGCGTAAGGCAGTGCCATCACGTCATCTGGGTTGTTGATGCGCTTGAGATCGCGCTTAGAAGTCATGGCAATGCGCTGAACCTGTGGGCTTGGCTCAACGCCAAACTCAGGGGCAAACTCCATGGCCAAGTTGTAGGTAAACGCCCGCAGATAGCCTGGGGGGTAATACATCACAGTCGACAATGTGGCGGGCTTGTCTAATTCTTGCACCGATACAAAGTGAAACTCTAGGTTTTGCGTTGGCCGTGGATAAAGATATATCTCAATATCAGGAAACGTCATGTTGACCCACATAACTTGTGGGAACGTAGAAGTCACGGTCTTAACAGCAATACCGTTGTACTGCTGTTGATTGATCATTTTGATGCCATACGACACGCCACTAGGCGCTTTGAAGTATGTGGAATCGTCAAGCAAAACAGGACGGTTGCCTACAAAGTCGCCTGTTGGGCCAAGTGTGCGGCTAATAAGACTTGCAGGCCAAGTAAAGACCTGATCTTCTGTGCAAAACACCGACAAACGCTCAGTGTTCCAACTGTCAATCATCTGATTGAGCGCCATAAGCGCATCTTGCGACATGGCGGCTGATGGTGTTTCACCCTCGGCCAATATACCTAACAGGCGCAAAGCGCGGTTGATTTGATCGCCAGCGGTATACGTCATGTTCAGACTCCTTCGGTTGCTTCCTCTGCCGGTTTACGGCGGCGCTTTGTCTCCAACGTATTTACGGGAGCCGCCTGAACAGGCGTGGCTGGATTATAACGAATCCAGCCATTTTTTTCATCTTCTTCAGCCTCTAAATCCATTGTGGCAACTTTAGCGCCATGGACAGGGTGAGTCATT